GATCATTTTGTTTTCCTTCTCTACTTAGGTTAGATAATTGTTCTGTTCCGTTAATTGCCATAATTATTGATTTTATTTATTATAAATATTTTAAACCGAATATTTTCTTGTATTCATTGCTAATGGTGGTTGTATTCGGTTTGATACTCTTCCACCATCTAAATTAATTTGAGCGTTAGAAGCACCATCTCTAACAGCTAGTGCAATAGCACTTACATCCTCTCTAGATAAACCTTGATTTCTTCCTCCTCTTGCTAATCCAGGTCCTATTAAAACATCATCATTTCTAGTACCTTGAAATAATCCCCCTTCCATTGTTGATACAATTGGTCCACCTGAAGCAGGTAAAATAGCATCTCCAACATTTGAAAGTTCATTTTGTGCTTTTTTAGTAGCATTTGCCATAGCAACCATACCTGCTATAATAGCAACTAATCCTATTCCAAAAGTAACAGCACTTGCAGTAGCAATAGAACTAGCTGCAATTGCCCCTGATTGTAGAGCCATAGCAGCAAAACCAGCTATAGTTTTAGCTAAAGATACTGTAGCAATAAGTCCTATGGTTGTATATAATATACCAGCACTACTAGCCATTTGGGCTAACATATCTAAAGGACCAGCTAATACTTCTGTTAATTTTGCTAAAGATTTATTTATACTCTCTTGTAGAGATAATCTCATAGCATCTTCTTTGGTCATCCCAGCTAATCTAGCAGCTTCTTCTTGAGAAATACCTGCTGAAAGTTTTTGTTGAAATATCATTTCAGATATTTCATCTCTACTTAATCCTATAGCACCAGCAATAGCTTCTTGTTCAATTCTAGTACCAGTAGCAAAAGAATTAATTACTTCCTGATTCTTTCCTATTTCTCTTGTTACCCCCGCTAAATCATTAGTTAAAGCAAAATATCTTGCTTGTTCTAAATTTAATTGTTTACCTGAAATAACTTCAGCCTCAAATTCAGCAGCAATAGATTGTTCTATATTTAATAATCCTTCTGCTATTTTATCAACTTGTGCTAAATTAATACCTAATTGTCTGGCTTCAAGAGCGGCCTCACCTATTAACTTAAGATTACCACCAAAAGTTAAACCTATAGATTTTGATATATTCCCAATATCTTGGAATATTAATTTTTGGGATACAGCAGATTTATTTGCTTTATTAATTTGTCCTATTTGAGCAAATAATTCATCTCCAGCTGCATCTAAATTTTCACCATTAACTTGAGCAAATAAAGCAAGATTACCAGCTTCTTCAGCAGCTAACCCCATTAATTGTTCTAATTCTGATGCTGCTTGGATATTGAAAGCATCAAATGCTACAGTAGCATTAAAACCAAATTGTTTTGTTAAGGCACTAGCTTGAGCAATATAATCAATTGTAGTTATTAAACTATCATTTAAAGTATCACTTATAGCAACAGTTTCTCCAGTAAGTCTTCTAAACTCAGTTTGTTCTTTATTTAAAGCAAAGAAAGAATTTAAAATAGAAGCAAAAGATATAGCTAAACCTGCCGAATCTATAAATGCATTTGCACCCTTTGCAAATGCTAAAGCTGATTTTTCTCCTTGTTGAGCTGATTCTAATGAAGCTTGGGCGGCATCATCAAAAGGTTTACTAAGACCTTTTAATCCTGGAATTGATTTTACTATTTTTTGTAATCCACTAAAAGTTTTAACACCTATATTATTAGCTATTTTATTAGATGCAGTTACAACTTCATTTAATTCTTGTTTTTGTTGTATAATTAATCTATATTGTTCATCTAATGATTCTTTTATATCATAGTTTAATGTATCAGAAGTAGATAATTCTTGATTTTTTAATCTATTAATATTTCTTGCTCTTTTATCAAGCTCTTCTTGTTGCTTTTTTAAATTTGTAAGATTTTTTTCAGTACCTAATTGATTTTGAGAAATAGCATAATTATCCTGAGCAGATCTAGATATAGCTCTAGTAAGTGATCTTATTTCAGATTGTTGTTGTTTAGCAACATCTAAATTTTTTACTTGATCTAATAAGGCATTAGTAAGGTCTTGTTGATCATCTACTAATTGAGATGATATACCAGCACGTGAATTTAATAATTCGTTATATTGCCTTTCTCTTTCTAATTCTTCGGGTGTCATATATAGGGTTTATCCCATATAAATATTAATGTAAAAAAGAGGTCCCGAAGGACCTCTTAAAATAAAAAAGTAAAGGTTAATCGAGGGAATTCATCGGTTGAGTATCCAACCATCCCACATTTTTGCCTGCACCCAAGGAGAAAAACAAGGCATTCATTTCTCCACCTCTTCTGTTCTTACTAAAGAACATACATCTTCCTTGATCTACAAACTTTAAATGAGCCATACCAGTCATCATGTGTTTAAACCTATTTGAACCGGCAAATTCACCCATTTTAGTTACCTGCTGAATTATTAAAAACGCAGTATTGACTTTTCCTATATTATTAGCTTTATTATGCTTTTCTAGGAGTTCTAATATTTTAGTTTCGGCTTTTTTATTAGTAAAACCTTTATGAAAATCTGCAACAGCACTAACTACCTCTGCCATGGAATCTATTAATACAACATCCCATCCTTTGGATAATATGCTTTGAAGAACTACTAAAGGATCTTTATCAACGTAATCACCCATAAATAAAATTGGTAAATCACCAAATTTAGGGTATCTTTTTACATAACCGTGCATATCTATTTCGTTCATCTCTCCAGAAATGAATAAAACATCTTGATCTTTTTGATTAAGATCTGCAATTATATCTAACATAACTGTAGACTTACCAACACCAGGATCACCAACTATAGCATAATTGGTACCTTTCATTAACCCACCTTCGGCAGAAAATAAAGGATCTACTTTACTACCTGTAGGCATTGGGATAAATAGTTTATCATCGAATGATAAATCATTCATTTTAACCGCAACCGGTTTCCATGAATTTCTTATTTGTTTTGAATTTGAATTTGAATTTAACATAACCTTTTATTTACTTTTTTTATTTATGCCATAAATATACAAAAGGTCTCCCGGGTAGCCAAATTTTCTCGCGGAAATCTTACGTTTTCTTTGCGATATTAGCGTTATATGTTTTTGATGGGTCTATGTTAGGTCGTGCAATTTCTTTAGAATTTTTAAGTGTTTTGCTCTGTTTATCATAAGCTTCTTGCTGTTTTTTATAATGTTCTTCTAATTTCTTAAAAGTAAAATTCCTTAACCATATAGGCATATTATAAACAGTATGGAAGTCATAACCACCACTACCATGGAATACAATTTCATGAATTTGAGTAAATAGATTTTGCCTATATTCAGGCGTCAGGCCAAAAAAAGTTAAGATTAATGGGGATATTGATGTCCTCCTCGCCATCTTCCCCGGTATATTTTAAATCAACATCAGGAGATACTCTTTTTACTTCATCTCTTAATGCTTTAGAATCTCTTGCTAATAACTGAAAGTCTACAAATTCTCTGATAGTTTTTTTATCACTATTGCCTTCTACTGATAATATTTGATATTTTAATCTAGTTGAAACTTCTGGGTTTGAATCAGGTCTAATTTTGTTTTGGCCTGCTACTTCTTTTTCAATAGATTTTTCATCACCATGAGTTAAAAGTTTAAATGTTATTGCTTTTTTAGTATGAGGTAATTCAAAACTAAATTCATTTATACCTATTTCATTTAAATCTTTTTTCTTTAACATTTTATCTTTTAAAGTAGTTAAATCTATATTAAATTCTTTAATACCCCCTTCTGCTCTACTATATCCTTTAAAACTATAATCTTTACCATATCCCAATACACGAGATGCAATTAATAATGCATTTTTATCTCCTACTATAATATCATTATAATTAACTTTAGATACAATTAATGATTCAATTAATTTATCTAAAACTATACCTTTAGAAATATAATTTTGATTAGTTAAAATATCTTCTTCTCTAGCAGTCATATATTTCATTTCTATTTTACCGCTGGATAAGGGATTATCCTTGGGATATATTAATCCTTTAGATGGTAATTCGACAACTTCTGTTGGGAATTTAAATTTTGATTTTTCTGCAACTTTTTCCATTTAATAACTGTTTGGATATAAATATATAAAAAAGAAAAAGGTACTCAAAATTGAGTACCTGATTCAAGGGTAGGAGGGGTAAAATTTTTAGAAATTCAATATACAATAATCCATTGCTAGAGTTAATTGTAGATCAATTGCGGCATCAGTAGACCAATCATAATCTCCAAATGTAGCTGTTTTAACATAAGCTCCTTTTATAATCCATTCTCCAACTATATCTCCTACTGGACCTAAAATATCTAGTGTTATGTCTTTTTTGTAGAAATCAGAGTAACCATCTCTACCAGTTACTGATTCGTGAGCTAAACGTGCCCACTCCATTACAGCTTGTGCACCAGAAGGTGTCACGGGATCATATAAGCTTATAGTCATATCATTCCATCTTACTTTACCTTTTACTTTACGGTAAACGTTAATATGATCTAAGATAATTTCACCTGCTTCAAATCCAGGAGCCGACGCTGTCTTTATTAAGTAAGCCGGTATCCCATCAATATACATTATAAACCTGTTTTGAACTTTAGGTTCAAATGCGGTGAACATTATTTCGTTTGGATCTAATACTGCCATCTTATTTTATGTTTATTATAAATATTATCTATTTAATTTTTTTAAAACTCTACTCCTGTAGGAGTTATATTGAAATCTAAGATTATAAATTCAGCTGTTCTAGTTGGTTGGATAAATATCTGACCTACCATTTGATTTCTATCAATTACTTCAGCTGTATTGTTAGTAGAGTCCATTACTACTCTATAAGCAAATAATCCTTGTCTTTGTTGTACCGATTCTAAATAAGGGTTAACTTGATTTAAGAATCTATTTCTTGTAGCTTGTGTATTTTGTTCAAATAATAATGATTCAGCTACTTGACCAACTACACGTTTAAGTTCAATTAATAATCTACGTACATTTACTCTATCTAATGATGTAGCTTTTGTTTGTAGTGTTTTCTGGCCAAATACCACAGGTCCTTGTCCTGGGAATGTTGCAATTGGGTTAACTTTTGCTAGATACAAAGTATCTCTTTGAGAAGGTGATAATTTTCTTTCTGCTTGAATTGTTCCTCCAACACCACCTCTATTAAATCCAGCAGGTGCAAACCACTCAGCTCCTAATCTATCGTTTGTTGCATATACTCCAGCCATTACTGTTGAAGCAGGTACAAAAACTAATTTTCCTGTTTCATTTGATAATACTTGAACCCAAGGCCAATAAGTAGCTGCGTAGCTAGTATCTTGAGTTGCAGCACTTGTAACTGCTTGAGAAATAGTAGATCCATAATTTCTTGTATCAACTATTGCCATTGCATCTCCTCTTGTATCAACTGTTGAAATCATAGATGTTACTGCTCCAG